ATCGCTTCGGCCCGTCAGTGGGCAGAAGATTACTGCGACCGCACGTTTGTGTTGACCCGCTGGGCCTTGCGGACGGATTCGTTCTACGGGCAGGTGGGCAGCCCGGCGCAGTTTGGCCTGCGGTCTGATGGCAACAACATTGAAGGCCGGCAGGGCACCGTCCCCAACATGGACGTGGAATTGCCACGCCCGCCCATGTCGCAGGTGACGGGCTACACAGCCGTGGACGTGACGTATACGCCAACCGTGAGCGGCACAACGGCCACGCTTTCCAGCACCGAGTTTCGGGTGGACTACAACCAGACACCGGGGGCGGTTCGTCCGCTGTACGGCAAGACGTGGCCCAGCCACCTCATGGATCAAAACAGCGTCACAATCAAATGGTGGGCGGGATACGGTGCAGACGGCAAATCAGTGCCACCGCAAGTGAAGTCGGCCGTTCTGATGATCGTCTCGCACCTCTGGAGCAACAGAGATGCGGCGCAGGAAACGGCTTTGTCCGAAGTGCCGTTTGGCGTGAAGGCGATGCTCGACACGGTGCGGTGGGGGAGCTACCGCTAATGGCACTGCCAGCAGGCGACATGTGGACGCGGGTGACGATTCAGACCGCCGCCACGTCGCAGAACGAGGTCGGCGAAACCGTGCTGGCCTGGTCCGATTTCGCCACGGTGTGGGCGTCAGTGGATTCGTTGTCTTCTCGTGAGATGGAGCGGTTTGCAGAGACGGTGGGGTTCATGACGCACCGAGTGAAGATCCGCTATCTGGACGGACTGACGGGTGCCATGCGAATCATCTATCGGGACCGAACGCTGGAAATTGGCCAGATCATTGAGCGGGATCGGCTGTGGCACCAAGAGATCATCTGCACGGAAAAGAGGGCTGACGGATGAGCCTGCCGGAAGCACCCGAAGCCTTTCTTTTCCAGCGACTGACCAGCCGCACGGCGGTCTCGTCTGTTGTGGCGGCAAGGGTTTTTCCGCTCATCGCCCCAACCGGCACGCCACTGCCCTTGATCGTCTACCAGCGGACAAACGTGCAGCGAGAACAATCGCTGACCGGGCCGATCAGCAGGCCGATCGTGACGCTGCAGCTGACGAGCTACGGCACGTCCTACTCAAGCGTGAAGGCGTTGGCCCGCGAGGTCCGCCTGGCGGTGGACGGGTGGACGGGCACGACGGCCGGCGTGACGATCCAACGCACGACGATCCAGAGCGAGGCGGACGGCGTGGACATGCCGCAGGACGACCAGATGCTGCCGTATTACAGCGTCAGCCAGACGTTCGATTTTCGGGTGGAGGAGGCCATCTGATGGCGCTGTCTTACAAAAAAGCACTGGTTACGGTTGAAGGGCCAGATCTGTACGAAATCCGAAATGAGTTTAAACAGCTGCCAAAAAACATAGCGGCACGGGTTATAGGCGCAGGGCTCAGGCGAGCATCCAAACCAGGCGAAACTGCGTTAAAACAAGTTACTCCCCGAGGCCCGACGGGAAATCTTCGTCGCGCAATAAAAACCATCGTAAAGCGATACCCGCGGAACGGCGCTGCAGTCGCGGTCATTGGGTATGTCAAGGCAGGCACTGGATTTAGCAAATCTGCCGCTGGTGGAACAGTTAAAAAAGGACCAGACAGGGCGTTCCATCAGTTTTGGTTGGAATTTGGCACGCGCGAGCGCTACACCGTCGGACCTTCCGCGCGTGGTGGATTTGTTGCCAGTTCATATAAGCGCCTCGGCCCTTTTGTGTTGAAGGCCGCAAAAGGCCGTAAGGCTGGAGGCAGGGTACAAACCTCTCCTCCATACCCCAAAGCGTTCTTCAAGAAGAGCAGCACGCCCGTATTTTTGCGAGCCACTTTTGCTCAACACCCGGTTCAAACAGCGTTTGAAAGAAGCCGAGGCGCTATTGCCGCAAATATGACTGGAGAAATGCGAAAAGCTTTGGAAAACGGCATAAAGATCTTTGAGGATCAATCGCGGCGTGCCGCTCAAATGAAGGATTTGAGCAAGTACCTGTGACTGCAAGGATTCGGGCCGTTCGCTCTACAAAACAGGTAGGGCATTCCGCCCTCCGACCATAGGAGCATCCGTCATGCCAGGACCGTCTGACTCGCAGGGCAGCAACTTCGTTTTCTCGGGCAGCACCTACACTGTGACGAACGTCAGCGTGACGTTCGGCGGTGACCTGCTTGACACGTCGCACCTCGGCCTGGCAAGCGGTGCCAGCCGAACCTACGCTTCGCCCGCGCTGATCGACAACGAAATCACGGTGGACTACTACGGCACCACCACGATCAGCATTGGAAGCTCTGGCACCCTGTCTTTCGCCAGCACCAACTACACGGCAACCTGCTCGTCTTCAAGCATCACCTACGCCGTGGGCGAGCTCGTCAAAGGCAACGCCACCTTCAAGGTGAAGTAGTCACGGAGGCCCGGCCGTGGCGAACTCGTCGCATGGATTGACCGTTACGTGGGGCGTGATAACGCTCGGCGAGGTCATCAGCGTCAGCGTGGACGGCATATCCGCCGAGACCGTGGACGTGACGCCACGCAGCCAGGCGGTGCGATTTAAGAAGTACAGCCGGGCCGATGGCGACTACGGCACCGTGACGATGACGGTTCGCGGCACCGCTGCCATGCAGATCACCAACGTCGGGTTGACCGCCACGCTATCAATCAGTGGTCCGGGTGCGTCCTGGTCGTTCGGCGGCGCGATGCTCGAGAAGTTGAGCTGGTCAGCCAGCGTCGGCGAACTGCAGACAAACAACGTCACATTTAAGATCGGAGCCTAAGCATGGGGTTGACCGAGGACATTCTTTCAGCCGATCAATCGCAGTCGCTCAAGGTGAACGTGCCCGAGTGGAGCAGAGACGTTTTCGTGCGAGTCCTGACGCTTGGAGAGTTGCAGGCGTGGGAGTTGTCGTGCCTTCGAGCCAAGGGCGAGGGCGTGGACGACTTTCGCACCCGGTATCTCGCCATGGTGCTCGTGGACGCTGACGGCAAACCGCTGTTCACGAGCGACCAGCTGAAGCGGCTGTCGGGAAAGGTGGGCGCTCGGTTGTTCAAGATCGCCCAGAAGCACAACGACCTGGATGACACTGAAATTCAAGACATAGGAAAAAACTGAGAGACCGGCCGCTGGACGCTTTCCCGCTGCTGCTGGCCGGTCACCTTGGCATGACGGAGCGGGAACTTGGTCAGCGGATGGACGTGGCGGAATACAGACGGTGGCTGGCGTTGCATCGGTACGTGAATCCCTTGGGAGGCGAGTGGAGGCAGACGGCAAGAATCGTTGCCGCGACACTGGCCCCTTATTCACGAGGAAGAACCCCGAAAGAAGACGATTTCATGCCGGTTGAACGGCCCCCGATGTCGGACGCTGAAATAGCTGCAGAGCTGCACAAGATTCGACGGTGATTTATGGCAACAACTTTGGCACTTGCGATGCGGGCCAGCATGTCTGCTGGCGGCGTGTCATCTGGCGCTGACCAGGCCGCCAAAGCCTTGGACAGGTTCGGCAAGCAGGCACGCCAGACCGCCCGTGACGTTTCCACGCTGAAGACCATTGAGATCGGGAAACTAATCGGCAGCGGAATATCGGCCGCAGCCAATGCGTTTCAGAACGCCGGCCGTGCAGCGCTTTCATACGCCACAAACGTGGCCAACGCGGCCGACCACATGAACGACCTGGCGGCCCGCACCGGCATCGGAGTTGAGGCCCTGCAGTCGCTGCAGATGGCCGGCAAACTGTCTGGCGTTGATGACATCACCGGGGCCGTGCAGAAACTTGCGGTAGCCATCGGCAACGCTGCAGCGTCTGGGGAAACCAGCGCATTCACGAATCTGGGATTGAATTTTGAGCAGCTGCAGGCGATGTCGCCAGAAGAACAGTTCAAGGCAATACAGGCTGCAATCGCAGCGTTGCCAACAGAGGCAGAGCGTGCCGCAGCCGCCGTGAAAATCTTTGGCAAGACCGGCGTCGAGCTGCTCCCGTTGATGAGTCAGAATCTGGCCGAAGTGGAACAACGCATGCGGCGGCTGGGTGCCATCATTGGTGCCGATCAAGTTGAAGCCATCGCTTCCATGAACGACGCACTGGACATGACCAGCGCAATGTTCACCGGCATCGCCGGTAATGTCGCTGGCAACCTGGCGTTAGTCGTGGAATCACTGGCGAACGACATTATGAGCATGGTGGAGTCGTTCAACGGGGTGAGCGGCTCAGGTGGCGAAGGAATCGCAAACGCAATTACCGACGCACTTCTTGACGTTGCTGAGTACATGGCCGGGATTCTTGACAACGCCATCGCCGGCTTCAACGACTTCGGAGTGACGCTGTCTGAAGTCGGCCAAGTGTTCCAGTTTGTTGGCAACGTGTTTACGGCCGTCGCAGAAATTCTGCGGGCTGGATTCAACGGTTTTCAGGTTGCCGGCAACCTGCTTGCCCTCGGGCTCGGAAAGTTCTTGGAGGGCATTGGCAGTTGGGTGTCCAGCGACCTCGAGCAGTTCGGCAAAGACATGGCGGCCAACGCCCAGCGGGAAGGGGACAAAAACTTCAACGAGGCAATGCAGGCCGGCTCAAATGCGGCCAACGCCGCCAGCGCTGCCGTGTTTGGGTCTGAGGCCAGCCCTGCGTCCAGTGGGCCGGCGGGGCGTGCCGTTGCGGCTGCTCGCCAGCGGATGAACCCAGAGGAGCGGGCCAATCGGCAAGCAGAGCGCGAAAGGCAAGAAGCAGAAAAGAAAGCAGCACGCGAGGCTGCGGCGGCAGCTGCCAAGGCCGCCGCCGATGCAGAAAAGGCGGCCAAGGCGCGGGAAGATCGCCAGAAGGAAATTGACAAGAAGCAGGAGGATGTCGCCAACGCATCTGTATTCAAGGCA